CTCGTACCTCGACAAGCACGGCGGCCCGGCGAACGCCGGGCGCCCGATCGTGCTGGGCGAGGGAATGAGGATCGAGCGAATCAACCAGTCGCTGGAGGACCAGATGTGGCAGGTCGCGCGCGAGTTCTCCGTGCAGGAGGTCTCGCGGCTGTTCGGCGTGCCCGTCGTCTACCTCAGCGAGCACTCGCGGTCGACGTTCGCCTCGATCGTCGAGCTGACGCGGACGTATTGGGACGGGTGCCTCGCGCACTGGACGACCTGCTGGTCCGAGGAGGTTCGGCGCAAGCTGCTCGCGCCAGGCGAGCGGCTCGTATGGGACACGCGAGACCTGCTGAAGGGCTCGTTCGGCGATCAGGTCGCGGCGCTCCGATCAGCGATCGAGGTCGGCATCATGACGCAGAACGAGGCGCGCGAGCGGCTCGGTCTCTCCCGCGTCGACGCCGGACACGCCGACGAGCTGCTGCGTCCGGCGAACACCCTCGCCGGATCCGACGAGGAGGCGACCGATGAGCCAGCTTGAGCTCCGCGAGGTCGACTCCTCCTCCGTCGAGGGCCGCGTGCTCTCGGGATACGCGGCGGTCTTCCGCTCGCCCTCCGTGCTGCTGCCGTCGGCGAAGGGGCCCTTCGTCGAGACGATCGAGCCCGGCGCGTTCTCGCGGTCGCTCCGCGAGGGCCGGGTCTGGGCGTACTACGGGCACGACGACCGCTGGCCGCTCGCTCGGACGCCGGAGACGCTCCAGCTCTCCGAGGACTCGCGGGGACTGCGGTTCTCGATGACGCTGCCGGACACGACCTACGGGAACGACGTCGCGGCGCTCATCGAAGGCGGCGTGCTGGAAGGCAAGATGTCCTTCGGATTCCGAACCAAGCAGGACCGATGGGAGCGTCGAGGGGACGCGCTGCATCGGACCCTGATCGACGTCGACCTCGTCGAGGTCTCCGTCGTGCGCGAGCCGGCCTACGCGGCCACGGGGAGCTCGCTGCGTGGGATGAACGAACTAACGACGAGCCGATGTCGGCTCGCGCTCCGTGTCAGAGCGGTCGGAGATAGCGACATGAAGTGAAGATGTCAGAAGAGCGCGCCCGGCTGATCGTCGAGGCGCAGAAGCTGATGAACCAGGTCGAGGCCGAGAAGCGCGCCCTGACCGGCGAGGAGAACGAGAAGCTCAACAAGCTCCTTTCCGACGTCGACGCGATCGACGCCTCGCAGCGGATGAAGGCGACCAGCGAGCGAGTCGCCTCCCTGGCTCGGAGCCTCGAGGCCCCGGTAGGCCGCATCGCCTCCGCCGCTCGTGCCGCCGCGGACCACTCGTCCGACGAGTACCGCAAGGCGTTCAACCACTACCTGAGGACCGCCGACTCGAGCGAGCTCCGCGCCATGTCGATCGGCACCACGACCGCCGGTGGATTCACCGTCGCGCCGGTCACCGAGGCCCGGATCGTCGAGAAGATGTACCAGGCGTCGGTGATGCGGCAGCTGGGCGTCGTGCGCTCGACTCCGGACGACCGGAAGATCAACGTCGAGAACTCGCTCGGCACCGCGGCGATCGTCTCGGAGGCGAGCAGCATCAGCGCCGCGGACGTCAGCTTCACGCAGGTCGAGGTCGGCGCGTTCAAGTACGCGACCGCCGTCACGCTGAGCCGCGAGCTCATGGACGACTCGCTCATCGACATCGAGTCGTACCTCGTGGACAAGCTCTCGCTCCGGATCGCGAGGCTCCAGGACGAGCACTTCTACGACGGGTCCAACAGCGGTCAGCCACAAGGCGTCGTGCAGGGCCTCTCGGCGGGATTCACCCTCACCGCCGGACAGGTCTCGACCGGGATCACGAACCCCGGGAACATCCTCTCGTGGCTCCATTCGCTCTCGCCCCAGTACCGCCGGGGCGCCGTGATCCTGACCTCGGACCAGGTCATCGAGGACATCCGCCTCATTCGTGACGCGGGATCCACCGGCCAGTTCATGTGGGAGCCTGCGGGGCCGAGCTCTGCGCTCCGCGAGGGAGCGGCCGGGACCATCGCCGGAGTCCCCTACTACATCTCGGAGTACGTCGACTCGATCGCCGCGAACGCGGTGGTCGGCGTCTACGGCAACTTCCAGCATTACGAGATCTTCGACCGCGGCGCCACCGAGATCCTCGTCGACCCCTACTCGGCGGCCTCGACCTGGAGCGTCACGGTCTACGTCGTCAAGCGCTCGGACGCGGTCCGGACGCTCGACGAGGCGTTCAAGACCCTGAAGTGCGCCGCGACCTGACCCCAACCCCCTGAGGCCCCGGGGCGGAGTAAGCCGACCGCTCTCCGCCCCGGGCGCTTCGTCCCATGCCGATCCACCTCTCGCTGCTCAAGAGCCATCTGCGCGTCGACTTCGCCGACGACGACGCGATCCTGTCGCTCTACCTCGACGCGGCGACGGCGTTCATGGAGGGAGCCACGCGGAGGCTCCTGTCGCAGCAGACGAGGACGATCCGGCTCCTCGGCTTCGAGGACGTCATGCTTCCGTTCCCGCCGATCGCCTCGGTCGGAGGCGTGACCTACAAGGACGCGGACGGCGCGACGCAGACGCTCTCGGCATCGAAGTACCTGCTCGACACCACCGAGGCGATGACCTACCTCCGGTTCCTCGACGACCTTCCGTCGATCGACGAGGACGTCTACGACCGAGTCACGGTGACCTTCACCTGCGGATGGCAGAACCCGCCGCAGGACGTCGTCGTCGCAGTGCTCCAGCTCGCGGCCGGCTCGTACCTCATGAGGGAGTCGGTCGCGACCCCGGCGGCGCCGCGCTTCGCGGTCGACTTCGGCGTGCAGTCGGTCGCGGCTAGGTGGGCGGTGCCCGAGTTCCTCGGGAGGCTCGACCCATGATCCTCGCGGGGATGCTGCGTCACCGAGTCGTCATCCAGACTCCGGTCGCCACGGTCGACTCCGTCGGGCGCAGGTCGACGTCGCTCGTGCGTGGAGGCACGATCGCCGCGAGCGTCGAGGCGGTCGCGGCGAACGAGTCGACCTACGCAGACGGCGTGGCGCTCCGCACGACCTACTCGATCCGCGTGCGCGCGGCGAGCGCAGCGAAGCACGGGCTCACCTCCTCGTCGGTGCTCGAATACGGCGACCGGACCCTCCAGGTCGTGGGCGTCGTGCGCGAGCGCGAGGAGTCCGACGTCCTCGTCATCACCGCGACGGAGGTCGCATGAGCATCGAGGCGAGCTGCCGCTCCCTGCTCTCGACGGCCGGCGCGATCACCGCGATCGTCTCCACGCGCGTCTACAACCAGCAGCGGCTCCAGGGCACGGCGCTCCCGGCGATCACGTTCGAGGTGCGGAGGAACGACCCGGTCCGGGTCATGTCCGGCCCGTCGGGGCTCTACGACGCCGAGGTGATCGTCTCCTCGATCGCGGACAACTACGCCGCCGCGAGGACCCTCGCCGACGCGGTGCGCGGCTACTTCGACGGCTCGTTCCAGACCGGCACCCTCTCGATCCAGTCGGTACGACTGGACGGGGAGTCGCCGCTCGACTCCGGACTCGACGACGGCGAGGAGACGGCTCCAACCACGATCGAGCAGACCTACCGCATCCACTACCGGCACTTGTAAGGAGACGTCATGCCAGTGTCAGCGAACGGAGCGACCTTCACATGGGACACCGAGGCGATCGGTCAGGTCCGATCGCTCTCGATGTCGAGCGAGAAGGCGCAGATCGACACCACGATCCTCGGAGCCGACGCCTTCCGCACGTTCATCGCGGGGAAGCACACGACGACGCTCTCCGCGACCGTGCTCCTCACCTACCAGGGCGCGAACCACGACGACATGCTCGCCGACTACAAGGCCGGCACCATCGCCGCGTTCGTCATCGACTTCAAGGACGGCAGCGTGGCCGGCTCCGGCTTCATCACCTCGCTCGAGATCACCGCGGAGCTCGACGAGCCGAGCACGGTCTCGCTCCAGATCCAGGTGACGACCGACCTGACGTTCTCCGACACATGATCCCACGACGACCCCCCTCTCGCCTCTCCGAGACGACCGATCTATGGGTTGCGCACCCGACCGCAGGAGACATGCTGGACATGGAGGCGCGCGGCGAGAAGCCGGGTCTCATGCTCTGGTATCTCGTGCGGTTCCTCGTGGACTCCGAGGGCCGACCTCACCTCCGGACGGAGGAGGAGGCACGGCAGGTCCCGGCGGAGGTCGCGAACGCCCTCGTCGCGAAGGTAGGCGAGCTCGCCACGGGCCGCCCTTGACGAGCGCGCGCCGGGCGCTGCACCGGCTCGCGCTGAGTCTCTGCCGCAGCGTGGAGGAGCTGGAGCGGCTACCGCTCCAGGAGCTCGCGGAGTGGAGCGCGATCGACGCGCCTCCCCCGCCGCCCGAGACCCTGTCCGAGTTCCGTCGGAGGTTCGGACTGTGAACCCGATGAAGATGGGNNCTCACGCTCAGGATGCACGCCGACCCGGCGCTGGTGCAGAGGCTGGAGCAGCTCGCTCCGAAGATGCAGCAGCGCTTCGCGCGGCGAGCCACCCGTGCGGCGCTCTCGATCCTCAAGCGGATCGCCGTCCCGCTCTACGCGAGGCACCGCACGAGCAAGCCGCGAGCGCACCTGGACGAGTCGATCATGGTCGTGACGCGCAGCTACCGGGGCGGCGGCGGAGGCGGGGTGAGCTGGGGCGCGCTCGGGTTCAAGATGCCGGGCGCGTGGAAGACCGAGCACGGCGAGTACGACGCCGCCGGATGGAGGGCGCACTTCTTCGAGGACGGCTTCACGGCGACCGGCGGCATCCGTCACGGGCTCGGAGCCGGGAACCTGCGCGGCGCCGGTGGTCGCTTCGACCGCGGTCCCGGCTCCTCGGTGCGGAGCGCGGTGCGCGCCGCCGTCAAGTCCGGCGCGGGGCGCTGGGTGCCCGGTCGACGATACCTGCCGATCGTGAAGCGGATGGGCGAGCCGCTCATGATCCAGACGTACCGGCACGCGCTGACGGAGCTCCTCCGCACCTCCGGCAAGCGGATCGGCAGGACGCCCCGCTCGATCCTCCATGCGACGCGAGCGAACGCAGTCATCCGAGGAGCCAGGCCATGACCTCNNGTCGGAAGGCTGAACATCGACGTCGTCGCGCGTACCGGTCAGTTCGCCGCCGAGATGAAGCGCGTCCGAGGCATGATGCGCGACACCGCTCGCGCGGGGTCGATCGGCGGGAGGATCGGCGGCTTCGGCGGCGGCGGCTTCGGGATCGCCGGAGGACTGATGGGCCTGTCCGGTCCGATGATCGCGATCTCCGGCGCGATCGCGGCGCTCGGGACCGTGATCAAGGCCCAGCAGGCCTCGCGTGAGCAGGGACGCAGCAACCTCGACGAGGTGATCCAGATGCAGCTCTCGCCGCAGCAGCAGGCCGCGACGATGGCGGCGGCGAGGGTGATGCGAGCGGACGGCACCTCGAAGGACGTCACCTCGATGACGTCGGCGTTCAAGGACCGGGACAACCGGCTGGAGCTGATGAAGGCGGGTCTCGGCGGCGCCGAGATCGACCGGCTCAACGCGATGGACCTCGGCTCGCGGCTGGAGGAGATGCGTCGGCTCGCGATCTCCGGTCGAGGCGGAGCCATCGCCGGGGCCCTCGGCGGAGAGGCTGGAGCTGACTTCCTCCAGCTCCGAGGCGTCGGCGAGGGGCTCCTCGCGAAGGCCGTCGAGACCGGCCTGAGGTCCGGACTCGACGCGCTCAGGATGGAGGCAGGGATCGAG